AAATCTTCTGATGCATAAGGCATACCACATAACTCACCTGCATTGGCTAGACCAGTAACACCTAGTCCCATCCTACGTTTGTTCTTAGCTTCTTTCTCCTGCTCCTCTAAAGGATAGATAGTCCTATCAATAACATTATCCATAGCTCTGACTACATGATGAATGTCACCAGTGAATAGACTAAAATCAAATGAGCCTTCTGTTACGTACTTAGTAAGATTAAAACTACCAAGAAGACAAGCACCATAGGGTGGCAGAGGTTGCTCACCACATGGATTAGTAGCTTCAATAGTCTCACAGTAATAAAGGTTATTCATCTTGTTAATAGTATCAATGAACAACACTCCCGGCTCTGCCCAATCCCAAGTGGAACGCATGATCATATCCCATAGTGCTACAGGATCTACTTCTTCATGTACTCTACCTTCAAACTGTAGGGGAAATGGTTCTTTCTTTTCAAGACATCTCATGAACTCATCAGTCACACCAACTGAGATATTAAAACCTGTAAGAGAAGTACCATCATTCTTAGCTGTAATAAACTGCTCAATGTCTGGATGATCTACACGCAAGACACCCATCTGCGCTCCTCTACGATGCCCACTAGATGCTATGGTCTGACATACTGCATCATAGATTTGCATGAAGCTGACTGCACCAGATGCTCTAGAGTCCAGAGACTTGATACGATCTCCTCTAGGACGTAGCCTACTGAAGTCATAGCCTATGCCACCACCTCTACGCATTGTCTCAGCAGCATCAGTAGCTCTGCCCATGATAGAATCCATACTATCTTCTATAGCACCACTGACAAAGCAGTTGTAAGCAGTAGTCTGTCTAGCTGCACCCATAGCATTCTGTACTCTACCTGCTGGTAAGAACCTAAGATACCTCAGTGCATCCTTAAAACTTTCAAAGTGATCAGGGCTATCTTTAAGTGCTTCAGATATACGAACAACTTTACTATAGAAGTCTTCACCTGTTTGTCTATACTTAACAGCATCTATCTCTTCAGATATGGGAAGTGTCATACCGTAGTGCATCTCGTTCTCCATTAATGTTTTCCTTTCTTATTCGTATTCTAATTCTAAGATTAGTTGTGCATAGTGTATTGCTTTCTCGATATCTTTTTTACCTTGTCCTTTGGTACGATGTCGAGTTATATATTTTATCACATTACCCTCTAGGTAGTCAAGCTTATTCGCATGTATATATTGTACTGGTTGTATACCACAATCTTTGTAATGATTACCACCTACTTGTTTATCAAGTGGCTTAGAGCAGGGCTTGGAACTTTCTTCTGACATTGCTTACATCCTCTGAGTTGATTACATTAGTAGCAAACTTTCTTACTACACTAGGTTCTAATCCAGCATAAAAACATATCTCTTCAAAGTCTTCACAAGTAACACCAACATCTTTAAAAAACCATGAGTAGGCTTGATCTCTATAAACTTGAACAGAACTATCTTCACTCTTACTTTTAGGTTTAGATAAATCTAATAGAGCTTGTAAAACAACAGAGATATATAAAGCTCTATGCCCATCTTTATCTGTTAAATCATATAAAGAATTACTTGAAACATCTGTATTTAAATCATATAGGTTATCACTCGTTATCATAATACTCTTCCACAGGTCTATAGAACTTACCACCTACATAGTTATTATAGTATGCAGGTGTATCAGTTCCATCAAGTGTACTACATAAAACATTATACTTCATTTGATAGTAACACTCATAGTAACGTAGGCTTCTTTTATTTTTAAACTCAGCTATCATTTCAAACTTGAAGTTAGTCTTACCTAATTTCTTTATATCCTCAAGTAGATGTTTACTTGATCCCATATAAGATTTCCAATTAGATTCGGCTTTCTTCTTGCCTTTCTTATAATTAAAGTATTGCTTACAACCTATGTAAGCTTGACCAGTTTTAGTATTGGTTATGCAATAGACAAACCCAAACTTAGTTAAGTCAGGCTTAGTGTTATACTTCCAATGCATTACCAGTTAACTACTTCTTCAACCTTCGGTTCTTTAGCCACGTTAACAAGATAGTTAAGTCCTCTGGAGTATCTGAAAGCACGTATTCCTTGACCATGATTAGCATCTTGCCAACACTCTCGCTTATGGCTACAATAAATACAACCAATAGCCAACTTAAGATTACCAGAATCGCCATCAGCAATAGGATCATAGCACCTATCAGGCACATGATCATTACTAACCATTCCCTTAAGATGTTTAACTCTTTCTTTAGCATTGATCATCTCCATCTGATGAACAGGAGTAAGGCATACCTCACCACTTGATTTATCTATCACTAGAAATGCTGCCTTATTAACTTTATTAGCTTCAGCATATGCAGATATCTGTGCTATGTAACCAAAGGGATCATCTTCAACTAAGTTATTACTCTTAAATTTCTTAAAGCTATAACCTGATGCACTCTTACAATCAATCAAGACATCATCAATCATAGAATCCTGATGACCAAGAACACCTTCTACATTAACTTCCTTTTGTTGATCAGTAACTTTATGTCCAGAAATTGAAGCGCATAATAAAAGAAGTTCTTCTAAGATATAACCATACAAGAATTTAATCCTTGTGCTAGGTGTAAGATCTTCAATTTCTTTTT